CTTCGCGCTGGACCCCTCTTTCGGGTCGTACTTATACCCGCATCGGGGACACGCGAACAGGCGCTTGATTTTGCCCATCATCCCATCCCCGGATCCGGGATTCATGGATCCGTACTTTGCTCCGATCGCGATTGCAAGTCCGTGGGTCAGCGCCAGCAGACAGGTGGTCGCACCCACCTCCCACAACGGTTTCCGAAGGAAGCAGAGCAGCAGAATCCCCGCAATCACCCCCACTAGCAGCACGATCAGCGCGTTGGTGAAGTGCCCGGCGCGAATGGTTTCGACCAGGCCCTGGGACGAAGAGCCCGGCGTCACCGTGGCCGTCGCCGTAACAGCGACGCTCGAAGGCTTCTCCTGCTCTGCCATGTTTCGTCTACTGAGCCGGAGCTGCCGGCGGAACCTTCGCGGCCGTCGCCGCTTCAATCAGCCCGTCCAACGCAGCGTTGAACGTGGCCGCCGCCGCGTCTTGCGCCTGTTGATCCGAAGCCACCAGGGCCTTGGCAGCGTCGGCTTTGGCTTGCGCCGCATCGGCGGCCGTTTGATCGGTTGCTGTTTGGGTGACGGATTTCTGATAGTCCGATCCCGTGGTTTCTACTTGCGTAATTGCCTCAGACAGTTTCATCCGAGAGACTCTCCTTTCAAGAATTGGATTTGGGCACGCCGGACCCGCCGGCCGGCGGAGGCGGAAGGGGCCTAGCCAGTGGGGGATACTGCTGCGTCCCCTGGAGAGCCTCCGCCGCCCGTGCAGACTCCCGCGCTTCCCTGGCCGCTCTCTCCGCCCGCGCCGCGTCTTGATTGGCCGCGACCCACTTGCCAAACGCCTCCTGAAGCTCCGGAGGTATCGAAGACGGTGACCCTTCCGGCAAAGCAGGGGGATTCTCTGCCGGAGAAGCTACCGTTAATCGGATATGGGACTTCTCCGCATTCGCGAGAAGCACCTGAATCAGCGAGTAGACCCACTTCCACCAGACGGAACTGAGAGCCGTTGGAGCGGGCATCGTAGCAGCCGCCTGAGTCAGAAGCCACATAGCAATCATTCCCCCCGCCGGAGAATTCAGCCACTGCAATACGCCGCGCATGGCTATTTTTGGTTCGTTCCTTCGACGCCGCGCTTGACCCGAGCCACAGTGCGACGCTGCAACCACATCAGGGCTTCTTCGCAGTGCGTCAATGCAATTGCGTTCTCGCGACAAGAGAACGGGCCGGACTGGAACGAGCGCAGTCGATCGATAACAATCGCCAGCAAAACCTCTTGCGTGATGCCGTTCAGCCCAAACTCCTTGATCGGCCCATTCTGGAAACTGATCCGCACGAAATTTGGCTTCGTGTCGCCCATCCCCCCATCCGGCGTTGGCCAGTCGATGTGGTACTCATGATTCGCGCCTGTGGTACTCATGATTCGCGCCGCCTTGTCCGGGCTCGTCTATGACGCCAATTGGGACTTGGTTTTGCGGAAGATCTCCCGCAACAACATGGTCCGTAATATTTCTTCTCATCTACTTCACCTCTTCTCCCTTTCGATGCCCCAGGAAATCTGCAACTCTGCACCGCACAACGGACAGTTACAAGGTTCTTTTGTGGGTATCTCCACCGTGTGCTTACAGCTAAAACAGTCGAGCTTGAAGCGCTCCGTCATTTTGCAGTCGGAGCTACGATCGCCGCCGCTGGTTTGAAGATTCCGAGGCTATTCGCCAACCCCACAATCCTGGTGACCACAGACGTGATCAGCGGAATCAGCTTCACAGCATCGGCGTAGCTATCCGTGATGATCCCTAAAATGAAATCGAGTTTCGCCTTTCCTTGACCGGGAAGTGGCGCAAACTCCTCAGCGGCCTGAACGGCTTTGATCAGCGCCGGAATCAATTGCAAGATGGATACGAGAGTTCCCATTTCTTCTAAACTTCTCCTTTCGAATTCGGTACCGGCTCCGCGGTGACACACTGAACATCCGGCAGTGGCTGCTGCTTCAGCGCCGCCGCAATCGCGCCGCGGAGAGCTTCGGCAAAAGTCGGCTCTTCCGCTTCAGCATGAAGGCGAGATTCCCGGTGGAAGAGATGCGCCCACCACACGCCATCCGGGCTATGGTCACAGTCCGTCAGATGCCATCCTGCTTGAAACAGTTCCTGGTACAGTCGGAGCGCTGAATCGGCGGAGGTGTCAGTAGGGCCGGTAATGCCTTCCATTTATTCCCTCAGTGCGAGATTCCCCACCCCGCCATGATTCCGGCCGCCGCGAGAACTGCCGCAACACCGATGATGCTCCGCAGTCGCGCCCGCGCCTTCTTGTCGTGCTCGATCTGAAGCTCCAAGAGCATCTTTTGCCGGACCAGTTGTTCTCGATCCTCCGGAGAGAGCGGCTCATCGGCAAGCCGCATCACGATTAGGCCCAGTTCGTAATTCAGGGACTCCTGGCGGGAGAGCTGCACCGAAACTGGAGCTGGGGACTGCACAATCACAGGGCGCCGCGCTGCGCATCCGCCCATCAGGCACAGAACCGCCAGCAAGACCACGAAAACAGAGGATCGGCTCATTTCACGACCACTACCCGCTCAGGAAACAGCAGATTCCACAACACCCTCACAGCGGCCGGAACAAGAGATTGCGCGAGTCCCTTCCAGAAGCTGCGCTTCGTTGGCTTCAGGGACGCTTCCACATACTCCATGCTCTTCTCCGCGTGCGCCGTCCCGCCGTCGATATGCTTTGCTGCGCTTGCGAGGCTCTTGGTTGCTTCCGGAATTGAGGGGTCCGCCAACAACACCCCTGCTGCTTGGAGCGTCCCAGAAGCAGCGGAAAGCGTCTCGTGGCCGTCCTTCTGCAAACTTTCGAGGGACACTTTGAGTTGCGCAAGGTCCGCGGTCAGCGCCGGAAGCGTCCCGTCGTTCACCTGTTGATCCGCCCGCTCGATCAGGCCGTTTGCCGCCCGCAAGGTTTTGACCGATTCGGCCGAGAGATCCTGGAAGTACTTCCGCTGCTCCGAAGCTGCAAGTCTTGCAACGTTGCTGGTCCGTCCGAGTTGCGCTGTTACCGTGTTCACGTTGCGCAGTGTCCGCGCGATTCCGGCTCGTGGATCCGCCAATTCCTTGGTCACCGTCTCCAGATGCTCCGAGGCCAAGGCTGCGTGATAGGTCGAGACTTTGAGGTTCCAGAGGATATTTCGAGTCGAATCGAGAAGATCCGCTGGAACCTCGAATGTCGCGATACGCCAGGCCAGCGCCAGAAACAACACGCCCAGGCCGAGGCTCCAAGGCTTCACGCGAGCGAGAATTCCCCCGTCTCACCCGCTCCGACTGGGAGCAACCGAAACTGACGCCCCGGAGTAACATTCCTGAGCCGCTGGACCTCCGCATCGCCGCGCGCCTGGTCGTGAGTCGAAGAATTCGGTAATCCGATCCATCCCCTCCGACCCCACTGATCCACGCCGTGCACTTGGATGACGTACCGCATGGTTACAGGCTCAATGCGACGTGGTCAATTCCCGGATCTCCCGGCGTGAACGGGTCGGTATCCGGAACGATGGTGGGCGTCCCTTCGGTGTAATCCGTCGCTTGCGGAGGCGGAGGCGGAGGAGCCATCACGAAGTCCTGCGTCTTGGTTGGCAAGGGCGTCCCATCGGCAGAGGTTCCCGCAAACGTCACGGTCGCCGTCCCGCCCGGGTAACTTCCATCCGCCGCCTTGCGGAATCTGAGGACGAAGCCATTGGCCCCGGCCGGAGCAATGAATGCCACCGTGTAGGGCGCGATGGTCGCCACGAGAGATGCGGGGCGCGGGGAGCCGTCGCCAGCCTGGGCGCTCAACGAGACACCGAGGTATTTTCCGTTATCGAGATTGATCGTTGGAAACATGATGATGCTTACTTCTCCTTTTACTTCTGAACGTCTTAATGGACTCCGGAAAGCTGCTCGAAACTGAAGACGACTTCCCCCACGCCGCCGCCGCGGTTTGAGACGATGCACGCCGCATCCGTGGGGGAGATCGAAGTTCCTGAAGCTGTCGTGAATTGCTGATGCCAGTTCATCTTGTCCTGGGAGACATATTGAAACCAGTGGCCGGAACCGTCATCCACTAACTTGAACCACAGCAAGTCTGGAATATCCGTAGCGCTTGCGTTAGAGCCAAAGTACGTCGAGGAAGCCGCCCCCGTTCCTCCCAATGCCCCCAGCGATCCACCCGAAGTCCAGGCCCACAGCGGGTAATTGAGCTGCCACGCTCCGATATAAAAGGCGTAGGTAAATCTAACGTCTTTCGTCGGAGCCGTGGAGTCCCACCAGCCCCCACCGAAACTCTGATTCGAGGTCACCACATTGATTCCCGGCTTCATGCCCCAAATCACGGTATACGGAGCCGAATTAGCCAAGGGGGTCTTCAGCTTGACTCCGTAATCGGTGGAACCTGATCCCGCCGCATCCGCCCACAGGTTGAGAATTCCTCCGGTGTTCGCGTAGTTGGAATGGGAGTCCCACTGATTTCGGGACCAGTACATCTGCGTTACGGTGTCGCTGCTCGAATGGGAGGCCGCGGTCGTTCCGCCGTCTCCCCGCGCGATCGTCCAGGTAGTGGTGCTCGCCGCCGTGACCTTGATCTGCTCCGTTCCGACAGTCACGTAAAACGGCGTCGAGGGCATCGAAGTAAACTGCGCGGAGACGGTCATGGTCGTGACGGAGTCGTTGATCCCGCTCGCCAGTGTGGTGGTCTGACCCTCCACAATCACCGGAGTGCCAGGAAATCCAAACACCCTCCCGTTCCACGTCGATCCGTCGTACACAAAGGAATACGGGGAGTCGGAGCAGAAATACACATCCCCGGCCGAATGTCCCGATCCGGAGGTGGGACGGGACGCGAACGTTCCGGTGGTAACGCTGCTTCCCGCGCTGGGCGTCTGCCACGAGGCCGCGCTTGAACTGCTTGCAGTGAGAGTCTTCCCATTCGCCGGAATTCCGGAGATCGCCACCCCGTTGACCTTCGCCACCGTGGGGCCGGGATAGCTTCCCGAAAGATCTCCGCTGGCGCTTCCTGACGGGCTTCCTCCTCCTCCACTGGGCGGGAAGTACTGCCCAAAACTCAATCCACAGCCCACAAGAAACAGGACAATCATCAATCTCAGGTTCATTTAGAGTCTCCTTCTCAAAACACGAAATTCCGCACGCCATCGTCTGGCATTTCCGTCCCGTCAAGCACACACGAGAGCGGACGTCCAAACCGAAGCGTCGCGGTTAAAGTCGCCCCACGCGCCGAAGTGGCCTTAATTCCGGGATCTGGGAGGGTAGCCCGAAGAAATGCTCCTCTTCGACTTTCTGCATGGGCTCCGGTTACCGGTGTAGCCAGCAGAACCGCGCCGCGCCGCGAAGCAAACCGGCCAATCGCAGGGCTAGCAAGTAAAACCGCTCCCCGGAAAGACTGCGCCGGGTTGTTCGTTACCCTCGACGGCCTGGCAATCAGAACCGCCCCGCGAGCAGACCGGGCGCTTGCGTGCTCCTCAATCACCACCCGGCCAGCAAGCTGGGTAATGCGAAGATTCGCCGCAACCGTGGCCTCCGTGACCGCCCGGCCCGCAAGTTGCGTGATCCGGAGGTTCGCTGGCGGAGACGCTTCCGTGACCACCCGGCCCGCGAGCTGGGTGATGCGCAGGTCCGCGGCAGTTGATTCCTCGTCCACCACCCGGCCCGCGAGCTGGGTGATGCGCAGGTCCGCGGCTGTCGATTCCTCGTCCACCACCCGGCCGGCCAGTTGCGTGATCCGGAGGTTGGCGTCGAGCGCCTCCTCAATCACGACTCGCCCGGCAAGCTGAGTAATGCGAACGTTCGCAGCAGGCATCTACACTACGCCGTGATTTTGGCTCCGCACTCGATTGCGTTAATTCCCGTGGGTGTCCATTCGACACCGGTGTCCGGATCGGTAATCAAAATCATGGCCGGCACTCCGTCTTTCGTCGTTGAACCATAGCCCGTCACCGTGGGGATATCCGCTCCGTTGTAGTGGTCGGTGGTTCCGCTTCTCACCAGAAGCTGGTCCGTCTTGCCGCCGGCGTCGTCTTCTTTTTGAACCGCGGTTACGATCAACCCGAGGATATGGGCGATTCCGCTGGTCGGGATGTGATCCATGGTGCAGGAAAACTTGTGGCCCACCGTCTGGTCGAAGACGTAACTCGTGTCGTCATTGGCCGGCTTCTCGTTGATTCGGGAGTAGAGATTCCCTCCCGAATCCGGAGCCCAATCGGTGTAGGTCCCATCGGCCGTGGGATAGATCGGCCGCACTTTCAATCGTCCTGCAGGGAGGGAGTTTCCAATACTTCCGCTCGCGTCGAGGATGACCAGGTTCGCGAAACGTCGTCCTCCCGAGTTGTTGCCGCTCCAGACCGCCTTTCCAATGTTCGTAGATCCGGTGTTCGTGGCCACGTCCAGTAACGTCGTTCCGTCTGCTTTGACCGTGATGTGTCCGCTAGTCCCCGTGCCGATCAACAGCCGGACCTGGATGTGCTGCCACGAGCCCGACAACAGCCCCGGGTAGTTCGTCCCGTTGATGACGAAATTCCCGCCCGTTCCCCCGCCGCCAATAGTGAGGATCGGCGAGCCCGCGGCAGTCTGGAACTGGAACCACGTCTCGGTTCGCGACCCCGACTGGAAGAAATCGAAGATGGCCATGTACTCCCCCGCCGCAGTTAACGGCAGCGGAAGGGAGCTGTCAGTGGACATATCGAAGTACTTGCCGGTTCCATCCGGCCCGGGTGTTCCAATTCCAGTGATCGAGCCGGCGCTGTAGTAGCGGGTGATCTGCGCGGCCGAAAATTCATCCGGCGAGTCTGCGAAAACCAGAGCCATTAAGAGAACTCCTGAACGTATTGATCGGTCAGTTTTCCAGCGGCAATTAGAAGCGGATCGCCGGGGTTGATATATCGCGGAGCGTCGAGAAGGAACCACACGTGGGGATTTCCCGAGCCGTCGTCTTCCAGGATTCCAACAATTACTTCGGTCGTTCCGGGGCCGGCCGAGCCGAAATCGAAATCCACCAGGTTCTTGATGGAACTTCCTGAGGGCGAGTCCCAGACGGTGTTGTCGTTGTTTTTTACCAGAGCCGTGGGGAACAGGACCGAGAATCCGAATGTGCTTCTCGCGCTCGCATCTCCCACAGTGGTAATCACGAAGTAGGAGCTGTCCGCCGTAACGGTGTAGGTGGAGACGCCGCGTTCGTGTTCCAGGAGCTTGATGGCCTGGAAGCTGAATTCGGTGTCTCTCATCCCGTGATCGACATTGCCGGCGGGAATCTTCAATGGATCTCCCGCGATCAGTGCGGCTGCAGTGGTAAATCGACACCAGTTGCGCGGATTACCACTGCCGTCGAGTTCCACGAGCCCGTTCACCGTCTCGGTCACCGCGGCCGTTCCGAAATCCAACTCCACGATGTTGGTCAGATCCCTTCCGGATGCCGTACCCCACACCAGAGCGTCGTTGTCGATCGCCAGCGTCGAAGGGAAGGCTGTCGAGAGCACAAAGCTCCCCAACCCCGAACTGTCCCCTTCGGTCTTGTAGGGTCTCCAGTGACTGGTGGCGATGTGCGGGTCCGCCCCGCCTCTGCGGAGCCACTCGAACATCGTCTGGATGTGCGCCTGAAAAATCATGTTCGTGAGCCAAAAACTCTATGAGCTTCTACAGAACTCTATGGGTCTACCTGTGCGGCCAGCCGAAATATGGCATCGCTCGCGCCGGGATTCGAGACAAAAATACCGGTGACGCTCGCGCTGAACGGATTCGAGGCCGGCAGATTGAAGAACGGCTGCGGGCCGCTGGGGTGCTGCCCCTCCACGGACCATTGCGTCACCTTTTTCCCGGGGAGTGAGATCGTATCGGTGGGCCCGGAGCCTCCCGGGTTGTTCGTGTACAGGGTCACGTTCTGGTCCGTGTAGAGCGAAAACGCTACCAGCTTCGACAGGTCGAACGAAAAGGTCAGCGGGTGGTTAACCGCGCCGGCCGGAATGGTTGCAGTGACGCCTATGTTGGGTTGCGTGACGGGCATGCCTTACCGTAGTTTGATCCAATCGCAGGGAGCCGAGCAGGCGTCCGTGGGCGGAGTCCCGGTCTGCGGCAGGAACGCTTCCCAGACATGGCCGCCGTAATCCACCACATCCCCCCCGTCATAGACCTCGAACGGATCCCAGATCAGCCCCGTGCGCGGGACGCAGATCATTATTGAGGCCCGTGTTTGGGCGAAGAAACCAAAGCCACCGCCCTTCGCCCCGGGTTGCGATCCCAGGCCCACGAAGTTGTGATCGGCAACCGTCCCCCCCGCCACTCCCGGACCAATCGAGTGTGGGCCAGAGATAAAGACGCCACCGCTAGAGACCGCCACGTCCCGCAAGGTCCCCACGATTCCCACGTCTCCGTGTTTCCCTATTCCCATCGCAAGAACCGCGCCCATCGTGATCGGCTGGGATGCGTACCCGGCGAGCGTCACCTGGTCATGCCACTCGAACTGTAAGTGCCGCGGGTAGGCGCTCGAATCGGAAACGATGACCGTGGCGTTTCCATTTAGCGCGGTCACCGTAAGGCCGCCAAATCCGCCGTTGTACCAGTCTTGCCGGAAGATCTGGTCTCCGTGCCCCGCCGCAAATGCGGCATATCCGACAATAGCGGGATCAGGCGCATGGCCCTTCAGCTCTTCGAGGATTTGGGGCGTGTTGACGTAGATGGATGTGGAGCGGTTCATCTCTTCGGGCGTCAGGTTCCCCGACAGTTGTTCAAACAGCGCGAATCCGTCCTCTGTGACCCAAAGACAGTATTTGTCGGGGTGCTGGATCAGGTTCGTTGCAGCGTAAAGCTGGAAGCTGTAAGGCCCGGCGCTACCCGCCGTCCCCAGCGTAAAGAATGTGATGTCGAACTGGATCCCCTGCCCGGGAAGCAGGAATGTTTCACCGAAAACGATTCCGGAGGTGTGAATTCCGAGCGGCCCCAAAAGCGGAGGATAGGAATACTGCCCGATAGCCGCCCCCCTGACAATCACTTTGAATTTCGAGTCAGGGCCATTCGAAACCCAGGTGTAACCGCCTCCGCTGGTGATCCCCGGGCCGATCAGCGATCCGCCGTATTCATTTCCGTCGTAGAAAAAGAAGTTGAAGGCCGGCCCCGGAAACTTGGCGACTAGGTGGATCCCGGTTCGTTCCACGGGAAAGTCTGGAGTCGCAGGAATGGTGTAGATGGCTGCATTGAAGACAGTACAGAGGGTGATCGCTCCAGCCAGGTTGTCCGCCGTTTCCGCCGGGGTATTTCCAGTCATCACCCACACAGGCCCATCGGAACACGGGTTGGGGGCGGGGGCTTCCTGGCCGATGTTGAAGATTTTGAAGTATACGCCGGCCACGTAGCAGTCATAAGGCGGCCCGTAACAAATGAAGTGAAATTCTCCGCCCTCGGTGACTCGCGCGCCAAGCTGAAAGACCAGCTCGCCGGTGGCGAAGGTGTCTTCCGGGGCTATATGCGTCCAGCCACAGCGCGCGAAAAGCCCGCCGTAATCGTTGGAGCCGTAATTGGCGGGGGCCGCCAGTGTGTCAATGACGCGAATCGCGTCGGCGGACACAACCTTGAATCTACGGCGCCGCGTGAACAGCAGCGGAAATTCTCTTGTTACGGGCACGGCCCTAACGCTTCCCCCGCCGCATCTCCATCCAGCGCTCCAGCCACCGCTTGCCCTTGACCGACTCCGGCTCGTCAGCGTCGAGACTCGTATCGACGGGAGTAAATCCATGCGAAAGGGAAGGCTCCGACACGTCAGAGGCCACGCGAGACGTAATCGCTCTTCCGCTCCCCTGCTTTTGATTGCAGTTACACGCCATCGTCAGTACACGTAATCGCTGAGATTCTTATCGTCCACCTGCTGACCGTCCAACAAGAGCAGACTTCCGAACGGATTGATTCCTGGAGGACCTCCCCACACCCGCCAGTAGCTGTAGATCGGCGTGATTCCGTCCGGCTGTTTTCCTTCCTCGAACCTTTGCACGGTGTCCCGCTCCAAAGTCTTCGTGATCACGAAGGCGTCCCAAATCTGGGCACGCATGACGTGCTGCCACGCCACCACGGCGTCAAGATAGAGCGGGTCATGAATTCCGTAAAGCCGTGGGGGCACTTCCGCAAACGGGTTAGCCCCTCCCGAGTCGGACATCCACATCAACCGCAGCCCCGCGCCGCCGTTGCGGCCGTCCGCAAAGCGCGACTCGGTATCGCCGCCCTGGGGAAACATCAGCACACCGTTCCAACACAGATCCCACCGGGTGGCACAGACGAAATTGTTGCGGAAATCCGGCTGTGGGGTGAACAAACTGCCTCCGGAAGAGCATGCCCACCATGCCATCGAAACTACGTCCGGAAGAGTTCCATCCGGGTTGCACTGGACGTTCGAGGGCGCCGGGATATGCGGAATTCCACATTGAAAACTCAACGTGTGAGCGAAGACCGGCAGACCCCCCAACGCCTCCCGAAAGGCGGGAATTGCGATGAAGAACTGGCACTTGCCGGCGATCGCATAATGCGTCCCAATGGAGTCCGGCCCGTACATAAGCAAGTGTTCCATGCCCACCAGGCTTTCGTCTTCCGACATCACCTGAAGAGAAAGGCAGGGCTCGAAGCCATCCACCACGCCGCGGTCCCACACGTGCAACTTGAAGAACAGGCCCTGGGGGGATTCCGCAGAAAAGTAGTATCCATCGGTGGTTGCGACTGCAGACCACCCGCAACTGGTTAGGAGGTCGTGGATCCCCTGACGAAACAGGAGCGACGTGGAGGAGTCGATAACAACGAACTTGTGGCCGCTCGACCATGCGATTGCCATCCATCAAACCCACTGCAAAACAATCTCGATCCCGAAGCCTTCGATTACGTTCGCGATACTGATCACGTCCAATCGAAAGATATCGGGAGGAACGGGAGGGCTCGCGCCCAAATCCCCACCAGACACAGTGGACACTGCGAAATCGGTAGAGATTCCGGTCCTTCCGTCCGACGTTAAGGTAATGTAATCTCCCGCGGGGTTGAAGATGCTTTCCCACGTTCCCCCATCGTCATGCGAGACTTTGATATCAAACCGCGTGACCGAATCGTCTGAAGAAACTGGAGGCTGGAAGGGCTTCCAAACCACATCCTTGAGCGTCCCGCCGTTTCGGACGATGTGATAGTTCGGAATGATCGAAACGTCCCCGGCCCCGAACCTCCGCAATACACCGAAGGTGGCCTTTAGCTCCCCGTTCCCACCTCCACCTCCCGAAGAGGGAGCCGTCGCCACCATAGAGACTGAAGATCCCCCTTTCCCGGTCAGAGCTAAACCACGCATGAAGTCCACATCCGTCGTGACCCGGTTCAATGCCGATCCCCGGATGAGCTTCAGGACTTTCTTGATTCTCGCGGTGTACCCGTGAGAATTTCGCTCGTAACTCCCTGCGATTTCCTGCACGGTCCAGTCCGAATGGTTCATTGCCGGTTTCGCCCACTGAGGACGGGAGAAGTTCACCGTCAACTGCTGACCCAACTTGATGAATTTCCGGTAGGTGCTGACCGTCGCTGAGTATGGTTCGTGCTGGTACTGCTGTAAAGTCGCGAGAGCTTCAAAGTAACCGGTCAAAGCATCTTTCAATTGACCGTCATCAATGGTGCTGTGGTACATCCCGGTCCCATGTTCCGAGGATGCTCTTGCATTTACGTCTGCGGTGTCTTCGACCGTGATGACATCCGCTCCTAATCGCCTCCACGTGACCACCAGATAGGAACCCGAAGGAATGACTCTCCGGTGCTGTGCGTGCGCCGGACCGAACCATGCCCCTTTTGCGACGATTTCGGTAGTTCCTGGGGTGTTCTGCACGGTGTTATCCCCAGGACCTCCGGGAACAATGACTTGCCAGGGCGTGGTATCGCCGTTGAATCCTCCGGTGGTAATGGTGTCCGACCACGAGAATCCGGATGCGCTGGAGCTGACCGAGATGTTGTCCCCGCCCGTTCCAGGGGTTTTTGCGACCAGGGTAAACGCTGCTCCGCTTAAATCGATCGCGTTGCAGGCGTTGTTTTCCCAGGTGGGCCAGGAGAACTTTACCCCTTGCGTTGCGGGGTTGCAGTTGATCGCATCGACCAGGTTGGCTGCTGTAGCGGCCGAATTCGCTCCGATCAGCACCTGAAAGAGCTGGGTGTTATCCAACTCCGAAACGAACGTGTAAGTCAGACCCCCGATGTTGATCGTTCCCCCAGTGGGGTTGGAGGAGAACGAACCACCGACGCTCGACCGTCTTGAGGTCGTGACGAAGGCGCTCAGGAGCTGCGCGGGAAGGTGAGGCAGATTCCAGACCGTCGTGGATCCGTTTCCCGCAAAAACGGAGACCGAGGGCATGAAGGCGTCAAAACTGATTCGAACCGATTGCCGGTTTCGATAGTCGAAGGTGTCCCGGTCAATCTCGATCGAGCCTTCCAAACCTTCTTCCGCGGTAAACGAATCCGGTAGTACTCGGTCGGAGGGAGCGCAGAAAAACGCCGAGGGTTCTGAAGTATCAGGGTCCACCCCCCATACCGCCCCGCCCGAGAAATTGGCTTGCGTCTGTAGTGAATTGAACGCGTCGGTCATCTTCACATGACCGTCGTAAGTCACCACCGGGATAGGGTCTCCATCCGTTCGAATGAAACCCAACTGCACCGGCGATCCAAGAGACTGGGCTAAGAGCACAAGTTGCGTGAAGATGTAGCCGGGCGTCTTGTTCACGAAGGTCTGCGGCGGCCAGATTTCGATCGAATCGTAGACCCGCTCCATCCCTCCCGCGGCAATAGTTGCAATGTGCCTTGCGGGGTCGTCGCCCCCCAATTTCCCGGAGAGTTTGTAATCGGTTAACAGTCCTGCGAACTGGCGGATGTTCTTGAAGTTCAGAACTACATCCGGCCCCGCCGTGGAAGAAACGTCTACTTCCGTTCCGTCGATGTGCCGGGTAAGGACCGTGACCGTTGAACCTGAAGACGTCGCCGAGACATCCGAATCCGCATTGACCAGGGCCGCGAGAGCTGAAGCAATCGAAGCGCCCGATTCTCCCGACCCTACCGTGTGGCTGTAGGTCGTCCCGTTGACCGTGATGGATTCGACCGTCCCCGCGGTGATTCCATCGGCAAAGGAGTAAAGCGCTTCGTCTTCGCCTTCCCGTTCATCCAAGAAGACCTGTGAGTTTTTGGTGGGTTCGTAGTCGTCTCCTCTCGGAATATTCAGGACCGCCTCAATCGTCGGTCTCTCTCCTCCCTGCAAGTTGTAGGAGAATCCCGATTCCTCTCCGCCGTCGATCCTCCAGGTTTGATCGGTCAGTCCACCCGGCTCTCGGATGGTTAATTGGACGGGGATGACAGGCACGGAAGATTACGAGCGGGCGTTGGTGGTGGCGTTTCTGGAGAATACCGGGTCTTTGCGGTTGTAATACTTGCGCATCGCATCCGCCATCCCCTTGGGATCGTTGACTCCGTGAAAGTGCATGTCTCCCGAGAAGTGCATCCCGAACGGAAGACCGGATGAGGACCCATCCCGAAGGCCTGCTGGAATCGTAGGCACAGAGGCAGAAGGCAGGTGGGAAGCAAGCGACTTGATCGTAGGGTTAATGAGCGAGGTGGGAATCACAACCGGCGGCAGCCCTCCCTCCAGCAGGCTCTTCAGGACAGGATTAATGATGGGCGTCGGCACCGGCCGGGGAGGAATCCCTCCCTCCAGCAAGCTCTTCAGAACCGGGTTAATCACCGGCGTCGGGGTGGATCGCAGCGTGTTTCCGAGGTCCCCAATCGCTTTCACGACGGGGTTGCTCCCGGGTTTCAGGGCATCGGCAATTGTGGGACCAGTGGGAGATGAGGAATTCGACCGACCGATAGCCGCGACCACATCTGAAACCGTGGGTCCGGCCGGCTGCGCAGTCCCCCGCGATCCTCCCGATGCAGAGCCGGAACCGGCCGCCGCCGCCACAGCCGCGAGGGCGCCGCCGGTTCCGCCGAAACCCTCTCGGATTGAGGCGTTGATTTCCCCGAGACGGTCAAAGATGTTCTTGTCACCTTCCCGAATGGAATTCCAAACCTCTCCCAGCCGGTCATACATGTTCTGGTCATGCTCAAACCACTGCGTATGCCACTGGTCTTCCACGTTGAAGATGCGCAGGGTATGGTTTACCAGAACGTCCAGGGACTTGTTCATCCCTGCTTGCTGAAAGTTGGAGATAACACCAGACACCGCAGAGACCCCGCCTTCGATCAGTCCCGCGATTCCTCCGCCGGCGGCTCCCGCGATCCCGCCGGCAGCACCACCGCCTCCACCAGCTCCGCCTATGCTGCTCAACACACCACCGCCCCCACCCGATCCGCTGCCCCAGATATTCCCGAATACCCCGCCGATCTGGGATCCCAAGTTCGCCAGTTCGTCTTTCAGGGGCTTCAACAACCCCTGCAGGAAGCTGTTCAGCAAGTCCTCGGCGACACTCTTTCCGAAGTTCTTAATGGTGTCGCCCCATCCCTTCCATTCCACGATGTTTTGAGCTAGGCCTTTGGTAAGGGAATCAAACGCTCCCGTCCAGGCTTTGGAGAGTTCATCGGACGCGGTTTTGCCTTGTTTTACTCGCGTGTCGTTGCCGGTCTTGTCGATGGTGTTCAGCTCAGTTTGAAGCCTGCGGTATTCTTCTTCGCTGATAACCCCCGAAGCGCGCTCCAGGTTGATCTTGGCCTGCATCATCGCTTTGAAGGCTTCGAGGCGCAATTCATCGGTGCTTTTTTCGTCCGCTAGGATGACGTTGTAGGCATCGCGGGTCTTGTCGGCCAGGCTTTGCAGTTCATCGGCGCTTTTGATTCCCAGAGTCCGGTAGGCGTCGGCCACAATACCGACATTGCGGGCCCAGACCAACTGCTCGTTGTACACCTGCACGGTCATGTCGCGCAACATGGACTCGGCAGCGGTAGCTGAATTGGATGTGGTCACCAGGGCATCAATGCTAGCCGCCCACGGTGGGGTCGTAGGCAGGTTCCACAGCGAGCGCATCCTTTCGTCAATCGCATTGACCAGCGGCGGTAGGGTCTGGAGGGGACCGACAAATCCCATCACCGGCGAACCGGCCGCTCGGAAGATCGTGGCCAGGCCGTCAATTGCCTGAGATGCTACTTCCGTGGGCCTCTGAAGATTCTCGATTTCCTGCCGGATCTTCGCGATTTTCGTCGCCGCGGTGAGCATCTCTTCGCCGGTCAGCCGGCCGCTTGCCGCTAGCTTGGCAAGCGCTGCCTCGGCGTCCGCCAGTTGTTTTTCTGCGTCATGGAGGCCAAGGTCAGAGAACGCCTCCCTGATAGCCGCCGCGGCCTTTTTGGCTCCGGCTTCATCAATCCCGGTCCCGCCGCCCGTTCCAGGCTTGGGAGTATTCAGGCTGTTGGGGCCCACTCCAAACGCGTGGGCAACTGCCTCAGCCGGATTCTCGCCCGTCTGCATCGCGAGAAGGGCAGCGTTTTGCGACTTTTCGATGCTGCCCTGACCCGCGCCGTACTGCTGATTGAAGATTTTGGCAACATTCGCCGCCGCGGTAACACCGCCGCTCCCCATGGCCGTAAGCAGCACGATGACTTCTTTGATTCGCGTCCCCCAAGATGCAGTTCCGCTCTCAAGGTTGTTCAGCAGTTGCAGAAGGTCCGTCGCCGGCTTCACAAAGACCGTTCCCAGAACCCCCGCCCCCTCCTGGGCGTTGTGCACAAACTTCGTCCATTCGCCGGAAAGCGTGGTGGTGGACTTCGCCATCTGATCTACCGCGCCTTTGGCGTTGTCCAGCTTAGCCTTGAGCTGGTCGAGTTCGGCCCCGCCAGACTTGACTGCATTCACAAACGGGAGCGCCGCCTTGATCGCGAAACCATCAGCGAGCGCCATATTCAGAGCCTGGGCGGTATTGTCCGCTCCCTCCATTCGGGAGATCAGGTCCGTGAGTTCCTTCTTTGGGTCCTTTCCGGCCTCCGCCATCTTGGTGAAAGCGGTTCTCAATGCATTGAGGGCCCCCGCGGCATCGTCGCCGGTGACTTTAGCGAACTGCGCGACCAGCGCAAGCGAATCCTCGAAGGCAAAGCCCCAACTCTTCAAAAGAGGCGCGGCGTCTTTTAGGGCGTTTCCCAGATCGATTACAGAAATCCCGGTGTTCTTCTGGGCGACATACAACATGTCCTGTGCGAGGGATTGATCCCTGACATCGACACTCCACGCTTTGAACAGACGCTGATTGGTTTCAACAGCATTTTTTACATCAACAGCCGCCACCTTTGCAAAGTTCAGGGCGCTTTTGGTGAGGCTTTCCAGCTCGGCTCCAGTGGCTCCCGACCTTTGCCTGATCGTATCCATCGCACCCGCAATGACTTCGGCCGATTGGGAAGACGTGCCATACAGCCGCTTCAGGCTGTCGTTCATATTCTCCAGGTCCGCGCCGGTGGCCCCCGTGGCCCTCTGCATCTGCACGGACGCATCCTCAAACATTTCCGCCGTTTGAATCGCGGCCACGCCCAAGTCCATGAGCTTCGACAGAAGGCCGGCCATCGAACCCGCGGCGAGAATCCCCATCACCGCTCCTACGCCGGGGATTTTGGTTAAGAGGGAATCGAATCCTCCCCCACTCTCCTGGGCCGCTTGGGAGAGTTTCTTCACCGCATCGGCCGCGGCCCTGGCCTCCGGATCGGTTCGTTGCAGCGTCTTTTGCAGGTTATCCGCCGCCCGTGCTACATCGTCCTCACTGGCGGCTCCACGGGCGCACGCGGCCTGCAACTCCAACAAGACTGCCCGCTGATTCTCAATGCTCGTTGCGACCTGCTGGTTTTTGTCAACGATCCGCTGAGCAGCATCCGAGAGCTGAGTAATGGCGGGAACCGCTCCGCCGGCCGCGCTCGCGAACTCTTTCATCTTGTCGCCAGCAGACGAAAAACCAGCAGCGCTTCCTAGCTTGGCGTCAACCGCTTCGAAGTTCCGGCCGAATTGGGTCGTCGCCTGGTCGATGTCCGTGAACTTCGTCTTGTAATCCGACGTGTCCGCGGTGACCGCGACGAATAAAGACCAGAGGGAAGGCATGATTTACGAGTCCGCGTCTCCGGGGTCACCAAAACCGAAAGCGTCTTTCAGGAGGCTCTGTAGCCCTTCCCGGATTCCACGTCGCACCGCTTCTGATTTCGCGACCACCGCCGGCCGGAACCACGGCCGCTGGGGAGTGAATTTGCCCGTGGCCAGCTTCTTTGGCTTGTGGCCAACAATCCAATGACCGAGTTCCAACCAAGCCGCCTGGGGAGCAATTCTGTGCGGAATCCGCAAGTAGGCGGCAATCTTCGAGAGGTCTTTGCTGGGCTCCAGGATCAAGGCGTCCGCGATGTGCTTTCCCCCGTGACGAAGAATATGGGATTGCTCGACCGATGCCAGATTGGACAGGGCCTGTTCTTTCAAGGGTTGAAGAGCCTCCGCCAGCATGGGGGTTACCTTCCGCGGGTCGAAGGCTTCCTTTCCGGACTTGAAAGCAGCGCCCAGCTCCTTCAGTTCCGAAATGCTGATTTTGGCTCTTCGCAGCGCCATACCCTACGGCTTCTTCCCTCGATTTCCTCTCGCTACCAGCGCGTCCAGATACGCTTCCGTCTGTTTCGCCAACATCATCTCCTGCTCATCCGTCCGTGGTTTTTTGAGAACGTTGATCTCCATGAAGTTGGCGTCTTTGTTTCCGGCGATCTGCGCAACGATGGTTGCGAGGAATTGGAAATCGAACGTGCGCCGCTCGACTTCTTTGATTCGTTCGTCTTCCAAGAGGACGAACATCGCCGGGGAGAGGTCCAGGAATTCCTCCCACCCTAACCCGTGGTGATGAAGCGCTACGGCCCAGACTTCGATCCAGTCTAGGCCTTCGAAGGGTCCGCGGACTCGCCGTGGTCTTTCTTGATCGAAAGCGATTTGGCAAACGCCGGCAGAACCGATTCCGTGAATGTGGGGAGGTCCACCGGGAAGTCCAGAACGTCTTCAACCGAAGGCGGCTCCTCTCCGAACTTCCTTCTGTGAGGTCGGTATTCCCACAGCAGCCCCGCCCGGATGATGGAGGCCATCACGTCAATCCCGATGTCCTCCAGCCAGAACTTGGCCATTTCCACCGGTTTGAACGGGTTGACCTTCAACTCCTTAAAGGCCCTTCCGTCCCAGAATAGCCGGCAGTCCTGGTCGCCAATTCGCACCTCCACCATTTGCGGAGGATCGTCTTTGAGAGTTGCGGCGGCTCCGTTCTTCGGAACCGCCGCGATTGCTTGATTCATAAACCTCGGTGATGGTCAGCGGCTGGACCGGCAGAGAAAAACTAGGCCGCGTCTACGACCGTGACCGCGCCCGTGATCTTCGCTTTCACGTCGAACATCTGGCCCTTCGATTTGGCGAAGGACGGCTTGCATTCGGTGACGAAGGCGTTCATGTGGTACATCTTCGAGCGAAGATGGGGCTTGACGCGCCATTCGTCGATTCCGCCCACGTTGTTGGCCTGGTATTGCAGGTACTGGTGAACGTCGTTTTCCAAGTCGGAGAACGAAGAGAACGCCAATTCTCCAGGGTCAGGGACGTCGTCCACGAACTGTTTGGCTTGGGTTTCGCTCAACGGCGTAACGTCGATGATGCCTTTTGCCGAACCGAACGGCTGGATGCCTTCGATTCCGGGAACGTCTGTCCATCCCGCCGAGATGCTCAGTCCGGCGGCCGTCGCCACCGTGGCGTTGATATTGATCTGTGCTACTGTTCCCGCCGCAGAGCGCGGGGTGTAAGTGGCTCCCATGCTTTCTCCTCACGCCTCCCGGCGTTAGCTGACAACGATTGGAAGTTTGGAGCGGCAGTCTATCTCTCGACAGTCTCCCGCCCCGCTTCTTTCCCCAAACCAGTGGGGAACTTGTACTGAAAACTGTTAGGGCTCCAGTGGAGCGTCTTCGGTAAAGAACGTGTCCATGTCCAAAAACCGAATGTGCACTTTGGAGTCTTCGTCCCACCCGTCGATTACACTGGCGACGGAGGCGTTCTGGACTACCGTTCCCGAAAAACCCTGTAACGCAAGACGAATTTGCTCCGCCATCAACCGCGCCTTAATGATTCCCCCATCGGCTGCGTTGAGCGTGTCGTCCTGCCTTGCTCTGCAGGAGAATTCAAACCGCTCCTGGCCCAGCCCTACCGCCATGCCGCGGATTTCTTCGTCAGAGGTGGCTCCGACTCCCCGGATGACAATATACGGCCCCTGGTACTTGTAACCGGAGGGGGGAGTGTTCAGAAAGACCTGCCCGGCCGCTGTACTTTGCGTGGCCGTCACCACTTCCTGGAGAATTTCTTCGAGGACCGTCATACCTTCCCGGGCATACGGACGCAGCGCACCTCACCGGTAGCCTTGAAGCTGACATCCACCGGGCCGGGAATGTACGAGCGGAATTGACCGGAATAGTCCGTAACATCCACCTGGCTCATCCTGGATTCCATCATGAAGGCCTGACACTCCATCCGGTACACCGTGGCCGTCCGGCGCTCCCGCATAAACAGCGTGCACTCGTAAGCGCCGGGCGCTGGACACTCGAAGGGCGGAACAATCTTGGGCTCTGGGGGAATCTCGATCTCCGGCGGCTTCACGATCAGAGACTGAGCAGCGCTGACAGGCACTCCGCCCACCACCGGCACGACCGCCGCGCCCACTCCGAACAATTTGAGGATGTCTCGCCTGTTCATCTGAATCCTTCCTACACCGCCGCGACCAGACGTTCCGTCTCCGCTTCTTCGTCAGGAACCGGCTCCAGCCAATCCTTTACCGAACCCGTGAAGCGCTCCCGGCCCCAGTGCCCCAGTTGAATCTCCGGGTCCATCCAGACCCTTCCACCCGCTCTTTGCCACAACCGGGAAAATCCGAAGTCTTCCGAGAGGTACATCTCCCCGGCTTCTTCGGAATCGGCGTACCCGAAGATCAGTTTTTCGGGGCCGGTGGGAAAGAGGTCGTGATAGAGGGCCTGTTCTTCCGCCGGAGCTTCGGGAAGGAAGACGCACTTCCGCTCCGGGTAACGTTCGATCAGTTGTTTCAGTGCCGAACGCCGAATCGCGAGAAAACCCGTGGGAGCGTCTCGAATTTCGACGTAGCCGCATTTCGGATGCCTCAACACCCGCCCGTCCGAGTCCGAAAAGAAGTTGATCGGGAATCGCGGGGGATGGCATTTCAGCGGATAGACGCCACAGGCGACTTCGATATCCGGGCAGGCTTCCATCACATGCAGAATCCGAAGCACCGAGGCCGGGGACCACTGCAAATCCGCGTCGATGAAAAACAGCGGGTCGCAACTTCCCAGGAGAAACTTCGCAGCGAACACGCCGCGCGCCCTCGGGACCAACGAATCACAGAGCGGCTGATCCGGGATGCCGCATCGAATCCCCTGCTTTGCCAAAGCTAAGACCGTGGCCAGCATGGAGAGGTGATATTCGGCGGTGACCTGGCCGCCGTAGCTCGGGGTTGCGAAGTAGGGCTTCAGATTCATTTCATCGGCTCCATCGGCATCGCAGCCTTGAGCCGCTCCGCACTACGCATCGCCTGACGCATGGCCTCCTCAAACCGCGAAGCATCGCAGCTCAACTCAATCACCATCTGCGACCTTGGACACGGCCCAATCTGGGGATCAACGAAGTCCGCCAGCTTGCGAAGAAATCGAGCGAAAGAGCGCCGCATCTATTTCGACAGATCCGTCTTGAGCTGCGCGATAAACTGATCCGCGACCTGATGATAGTTCTGGTCGGTAGGCCCGAATCGCAAGTACAACAGAAAGGCCAGAATGCCGCGAAGGAACGGCTCAGCCTCGGAGATTTGCTCCAGATCGTCTTGTCGTTTCATTTACAGCTTCCCCCACAGAACGCCATCAACCCCGTAAAGGCCCAAACGGCCCTTCCCCGAAATGCTGATCGAACCGCGCGCCCAGCTCCGCATCCCGCACCACCCGGATTATGATTGTTCCGTCCTCGCGCTTCACGATCTTAAAGACCTCATCGGGCGAACTTGGCTGAATTCCCATCGGCCCATCACCCAATCGCCGGAAGAGATCGCCGCTGTATTTAACGCCCTCGATTTCGAGCACATCGCTGGCGGAGTCATACGCTATCCGCAATGGTTCCCGCTCTACCGATTCCCCGGCCATACCGTTACCATCTCTTCCTTCCACTCGACCAGCTCGGAGGGATTCTGAATCCACCTCTGCGACTTCGCGATTTCGTTGTACTGCACGTGCCAGTTCTGGGCACGTTCCACGGGGTCGTAGCGAGCCATCCGTTCTCGCAGCACCTTCCGCGCTGCTTGTTCTGAGCTTCTCAGCGGGTAGTGCTTCAGCACGAACTTATCGGGGTGGACTCGCCGCCCCAGAAATCGCGCCTCGTGGCCTCCGGACGACGCCAAATCGACTCGCTGGCCCCGGTTTTTCCATGCTTTGACGTGGGGTAGCCGGTTATCCACCACCCCCGGCCGGTAATAACGAAAATGCTGCTCTGGAAAGCCGCAGTACCGGTCGTCGGTCGGCTCGAAGTGAAACACCTGGTGATTGGCTGCTGAGTAACCTTCGGCGTCGATTCGACGGAAGGCCTCGAGCAGCGTTTCTTCCGGACGTGGAGATCTTCGGATTTCATCGGCGTCGTGCAAGCAGCACCAGTCGGCTTTCGAATCGGCTGCAACTTCTTCCACCCTTCGCAGGATCCGCGCCCACTCGTAATACGTCGATGGCCCCTGGAAGGGAAACTTCTCCACCGTGACGCACGGGATCGTCCGGGCGATTCCCGCGCTGGCGTCCGTAGACCAGTTGTCCAAGACGTGTACCGAGAGTCCCTGGTCTACCAAATGCCGCAACGTGTAGGCCAGGATATCGGCCTCGTTGAACACCGGCATGATCGCGAGAGCCTTGAAGGTCATGAACCGACCTGCTCCTCAGTGTCCCGCCAGACAAACTCATTTAAGGGCAAGTGCGCCCGGCACTTTATGCAGAAAGTCCCGCTATAGAACTTTGGGTCACGGGCATAGGTCTCTGCAATCTCCACGCTCATCGTGGTATCCGCTCCGCATCCTCCTATTCGCTGCTTCCATCGTTGCGTTTCTCCGGAGGGATGATCGGGGTTCTCGAATTCCTGGAGACGGCCGACATGAGTGTAGGTCCGACGCACCGGCCGCACGAATCCCTTGGACCGCTCTTCGGGTGTCAGGACGACGTAATTTCTTTGTTGGCCTGTCGCAGGATTGATCTCACAATGATCTGGCGTCACCGGGCTACCGTCGGTGAGTACGCGCGCGGCCCGGTCCACCGGAATCGCTACTGCCGCCTCCATCCTTAGCTTCGACATCTTCTCGCGCGCAAGGACCTCCGCCGCCTTGGCGTGCTTCCATAGGAGTTGCGCCAGATTCAGCGCCTGAGCCGGAGAGAACACAATGTGCCCCACGCCATTTTCATCCGGCGTCAGGTCGGGATGGTTAACCACCACTTCCCCGTTATCATTGACCCCGACTTCCAGATAGCCCGCTATTTTGTCCATGCTGCAATCGTCCCCGCTCCTCATGAATGTTTACCCATAGAGCGCCAACAATTCCCGGTGCCGCTCTCTCAGAGCCGCCCGCATTCGGGCCTGAGCCTCTCCCGCTGCGACCACGCTCACGGCGTCGTCATGAGACCGGTGATGCAAGAGCGGCTCCGGAATCACTGCAACATCCCACCCTTGGGCAAGGATTCGAATCCACAGGTCCCAGTCTTCATTAATCGGGAGGTTCCAGAATCCGCCCACTTCTTCCCATGCTCTGCGACGGAACATAGACGCGGCGAATAGGCGATTCTTTCGCAGCAGCCGCTCAATCGTGATCGGCTCATCGGGATTCTGTTCCCAGCGCACTTCGTTGGGATCGGAAGACTCCCACCGTAGGCCCGTCGCCACGATTCCCTTGGTTGGTTCCGCCGCTTCCAAACACCGTTCGATGTACGTCGGCTCCAACCAGTCATCGGCGTCCAGGCTGATAATCCATTCACAATCGACGGCCGCGATCCCTGCGTTTCTCCAACGTCCAATTCCGGGGATGGGTGGAACGTTCACCCAGAGCTTGTGCAAGTAACAGAGCGATTCGAAGACCTCCCGCGATTCATCGGTGGATCCGGCGTCCGCCACCACGATCCGTGTGGGCTTCACTGTCTGCTCAACGCACGACTGCAGGGCCTGTCCCAGGAACCTTCCGTAGTTCCGGTTGGGGATGACTACCGCGACGCCGTTGCTCACCGGCCGTGCTCCCGCTTCCACCGCTTCGCCGCGCGCCATGCGGGGCAGCGGCGCTTACGATAAGCAACGCGGACGCTCACCGAAGATCGCCCCACTTCTGCCCGTAAATGATCAATCCCCGCGCACTATCTCCGGGAGCGCTGGGAGACTTCCGGAACGTTGGATTCAACGATCCATGATCCACATAGCAGGCATCGTGAACGGCGCACTGTAATCCTGCTTCTCGGACCTGACGGCAGTAATCGATGTCCTCTCCCCCGTATGTCGTGTACCGTTCATCCAAGAGCCCCACCCGGTTGATGGTTCGCCGCGGGATGCAGACACACAGGAACGCAAACCTCTGCACCGGCCGCAATCCCACCTGTTGACCGCCGATCGTCCGCTTTCGCTGCTCAAGATACCCGGTAAAGTTGGTGACGGCTCCGATCATTCCGATTCCGGGATGCCTTTCCAATTCCAACTGAAGCAACGAAAAGCCGCCCGGGTCCTGCAAGAGCGCGTCGTCATTCAGGAGCACCACGTCATCTTCGCCGGCCATCCGGATTCCCAGATTGACATTCCGGGCGAAAATGAATGGCTTCACTCCGGGGATTACGCGAACGTCCCGCATTCCATTCCGTAAGGCGTTTCCGCGCTCGCCGGACCAGTCTATCCCGTCGTCAATTATCAGAACTTTGGCGTTAGGTTCGTGTCTCGCGACGTGCGCAACGCAGGAGTCTACGTTGCTCCGGGTCTTCGATGGGATGATGACCGTCAGTCCGTTCATGCCGCCACCCCTTCGGGCGCCGGAATCAACTTCCAGCACTCGGGATTTCCTGCAACGTCCCGCGGCGAGGTGTTCCCGGGGTGAATCGTGGCGTACATCAGACTTCCGGCGTCTGCTCCCACGTACTGGCCTCTCGTGTACGCCCGCCTGGCCCACTGCTCATCCTGCCCCACTTGCAGGGGATGGAAGGGGTCTTTCTCCCAGTAGGTCCTCCGGTAGCAGAGCGACGTTCCCAACCCCAAACCGGGGTCGTTGACGCGGTACTGATACCAGTTCGTCCCATCGGTGAACCGCATGGAGTGGTAGCCGGTCACCGCCCGGCCGGTCTGCTGCAATCTTTGGACCTGGTCAGCCACTCTTCCAGGGGCGCTCGTGTCGTCGTCGTCCCAGTGGATGATAATCTCTCCCTGGGCCAGATCACACCCCACGTTCCGCTTGGTTCCCACCGTCAACTGCGCCGGAAGGTGAACCACTCGGATTCGGGGATCGCGGGGAATCAACGGGCTCACCGGCTGCCCATCGGCCACAATCACCAGCTCTGAGTCTCGAAAGCTCTGCTCATAGAAACACCGGATAGCTTGCGGGAGCCATTCCGGACGGTTTCTCGTGAGACAGAGACAGGTAACCGCAAACTTCACAGGTTCTGCTCCAGGCCGGTGCAGTTCAACACCAGCACCACATCTGCTTCCAGGACGTTTTCGACCGATTCGATTTTGTAAATCGACCCGTTGTCGTGATAGACCCGCATGTTCGAACGAATGGCAGGGTCCCACCACATCGCCACCGTCAAAAACAGCTGGGAGGTGCTTTGACCTCCCCGGATGACGTCAATCCCCCTTACCGGAGCGATAGCCGCGTTCCCTGTGGCGACTTCGTGCCAGGGAATCATTCTTCCGCCGGCGTCGTATTCCGGGGGGCTGGACGGCCCCTGATCCTTGATCGAAACCGTGTGGCGCATGGCCCCGATATCAATCGTGGGCTGGCCGTTCACGATCTTGACGAAATCGGCGTAAGGCAAGCTGGGTCTTATCCTCGGGTCGGAGCGAAATCGACAATCATGTTCTGCTGGAAAATCCGCTCAATGTTCTCCGGAACTTGACCTACCGCCCCGCGGTTTTGATACCAGTAGCTCACCAGGTTCAAAATTCCCACGATGATCATTTGCGGAATTCCCACCGCCATTACCGAGTCGGGCTGCTGCCCGGGGTTGCTGGTCGGGGGACTCGCGATGTTGTGCGTGTCGATCTTCGTGGGGTCGGGGTCGTACCCCGCGGTGTAATCGACAACGACCGAATTGGGGACATAGAGATCCGCCGGCCAGAACTGACTGGGAAGGGGAAAGATTCTCGCCGGCTGACTGTCCCGGTCGAGCACGAAGTCTACGTCTTGTAAGGCGGTCTTTACCGACCCGTCCGGCTGAATCGAACGGATCTGCTGAACCGAAATCACCGGGGGGTAGTACAGCTTGATCATCTGCGAATAGTTCCACAGGGTCGTGGAGTACTTTGGCAGAGAGTAGTAGCTCGGGGGATACGCGAGCTGGCTTTGAATCGTGTCGGTGTAGTAGGGGTGAGAATCGAGGACCATCCGCCACGTTCTCTGCGCCAAAGACCTTCCGGTCAGAATCTCCCCCTGCTCCCGGGCCGCCGCGATAAACCCCGTGATCGTAGCGTCTTCCCTAACGTAACTGTCGGGGAGACGCAGGAACGACCGCGCCTGAGCGAGCGAGACCGGCTCCGTGACCGGAACCGAGGTGGCGTGAACGTAGCTCATGGATTATTGGGCGAACTGAACGCGAAGGACATCCGAACTCGCCGCCCGATAGTAGATTTTCGAGAGGTCGTAGAGGTTCGATCCCACCGTCAGGGGCGGATAGAAGAACCCGCCGCCGGCTGCACAAGCTGTGCCTCGCGAGGCTCCAACGTTCGAATCTCCCAGCCTCACCGCCGCGGAGTTGGTGGAAGCGCAGTCGATGATGATCCACCGGGCGGTTCCGGTTCCCAGCGCATGAGCCGACCCGTCCCCGGTAATATCGGCCAGGGTCCCCAGGGTAATAGTGGACTGGGCTTGGGAATTCGGAACATCCCGCGCCAGCCGGCCGCCCAAAGCCAGCAAGAGCGCCACGAGCAGCAGAAGTGGAGCGGATCGTTTCACGCGCGTTTCCTCTTTCGTTTAGGAGCCGGAAGAACCGCTCGTTCTCCGAAGTCAAGAGTCGCAGTTTCAAGCTGCGCTTCGGGTTGCGCTTCGAGTGGCGGTTCCGCCGGCGAGGGTTGAGGTTTTGCGGGCCGGAGGTTCTCCAGCCCGCAATGAACGCAGATTACCGGCCGCGTGTCCCATCCGAACTCGCGGAAGCAGTAATCGCAGGCGTCGTGGGTCAAGCGAGAGTCCTAATAGACGTTCGCGCCGTAGACTACCGGGTGAGTGCCGGCATCCAGGAGATTCCCGTCGTACCTCGCGAATCCCAGGAACGCGACCTGGCCGAACTCGGCGAAGCGCTCTTCCAAACGAATCACCGACAGGCCCTTGACCCGGCGGATGACGTACTTCGGCATCTGCCCGAAGAGCACCGTCTTCTTGGTCACCGTGGGTGATGCGGCCGCGGTCTGCAACTGGTCCATGTCGTTGTTGGGCGAATACGGATACCCGTTGATGGTGTCGGGGGCGTTCTGGCCCAAGCCCGGCTGCCACAGCGGACGGCCGTACTTGTCTTTGATTTTCTTCAGCGCTGCGATGGTGGAATCGTGCATCATGTACCGCGCGCCGCGGCGGTAGACGATATCGAGAGCGTGTTCCAGGCTGGTGAGGTCGTCCGAGCCGATGGTGTTCGCTCCCGACACTCCGTCGTTGGTTCCGGCGCCCACGAAGGTTGCGCCCGCGGTGGCTGCGGTGACGATGCCCTTGAGCGTGGTGGTTCCCGCGCCGGTCGTGGCTTTGGTGTTGATGATGCGGCCCATGCGTTCCGCGAACAGGTTGGTCAGCCACGCTTCGATATCGAAGGCCGAGTCCTGTAACAGTTCGATCGAAACCTGCACCAGGCGGGTGGAGAATTTGAACGCGCCGAAGATGATATTCCCCATGTCCACCGTGCCCTGGGCAACCGTGGTCTGCTCATCCACCTGTTCTCCGACTACCGTGGTGTCGTTCGAGGTGGGGAAGGGCAGGGGCTGTCCGCTGTCCGTGGGCATGATGGTAGGCATTCCCGGGCCGCCGTCGAGCATCGGGCCATAGTACTTCATGGCCTGGTCCACGCGGTCCACAAAACCCACTGGGACGAAGAATCCGGAGGTCGCGCCCGGGTAAGCACCACCCAAGACGCCTTCCACGATGCCGTTCCCGCCGGACACCACGCGGAGTTCCCGCTTCAGCTCTTCCTGGGTCACCGCCACCGGCCGGGCCCGGGAGTTCAGGATCTGCCGGTCGCCCGCGCTGATTCCCCGAATTCCATATTCGGGTTTGGCGATGGGGCCGTACTTCAACCAACTGCGATAGGCGGCGCGATAGTCTTCTTCCGCCTGTTGAGCCGATCGCGCTTCGTCGTTTCCGTCACCCGGCTGGGCGTTCGGAGGTGCACCAGTCCCGCGGGTTTCCACTTGCAGGGATTCCGCCCGCTCGTGCCGGTCGATATCCTGCTTTAGTTTTTCCGCGTCCGCCATCATCGAATCGAACTTGGCGTTCCGCTCTTCCCGGGTTCCGTCCTTGGAATCCAGGACCGCTTGCGCATCGCTGCACAACTTCGCCCGCTGCTCTCGCAGTTCACGGGCTTTCGAGAGATACATGCTTTGAATTTTCCTTTCGCTTGAAAATGAACTACAGGGCCTTCGCAGCCTCGCCCGCCCGTGGCCGGCGACTTACGCTCCCACCTTCCGACTTGTCATCCAAGACAGCGGCATCCCGCGCCGGAAGATCGGCAGAAACTTGTGATTTACGACGCCAGCGCCAGGCGCACCTTTTGCCGGCGGGCCTCCGTTTCGACTTCGGGATCGGGGGAAACAGGAGAAGCGGGGGAAGGTTGGCCGATTTTCACACTACGCACCTGAACCGAAGTCGCGGTATACGCAGGGTCGGAAACTACCGAAACCCGCCTGACCAGAATTCGGCTGAGGTTCCGGATGTTCTGTCCATCCCGCTGTTCCCAGCTTTCCCCGCCCGGGAGAACCTTGAACGCAAACGATCCCTGGTCAATGTCTCCGCGGTCGATCGAGGCCATCAGATCGCGGGCCCACTGCGCATCCGGAGGAGTGGCTTCCATCTTCACTCCGCGCTCATCGATCGATAAGGCCAGCGTCCCCACTTTCACGCGGCCGAGGATCCGCGCCGAGTCGTGATCGAAATCCGCTTTCACATCCTTGTCGAAGATGATCGCATTGGGCTGGATGTTCTCGCGGAACTTGATGCCGTCTTCCGAAAGTTGTTCCGAGAGTTCGTTGAACACGATCGGGTACCCGGTGATTTTCGAAGGCTTTCCCTCTACCGCGGCGTTGCGTAATTCGCACTTGACCGAACGAATTTCCAGGGGCTCCTGAACGCCCCGCGGCTCCTCAGCTTCTCCGGCCGCGGCCATGCCGTCGCAGGCCTCGGCGCACTGGGTCGCAGCTTTGGAACACGCCTCCATCATCGGATCCGTCAATCCGGCACACGCTTCGACCAAAGCTCGACAGGCCGCGGCGCACAGCTCCGCGCTGGTGTCGTCCAGCTCCGATTCTCGGCACATCAGCGAAACATGGAGGTCACAGCACATCGCGCAGTCCACCAGCGCCATGTAGATCTCTTCCGTCACCACCCCCGCAACCCCCCAGGAGTAATCGAGCGCCGCCGAACAAATTGCCCGGCACACCCGGGCGAGAGTCTCGCAGGATTCCTCGGCTTGTTCGTCCTCGCCGGCCTGTCGCTTCTCGGCTTCCAGAATTCCGCGGATCTTGCTTCCCAACTGCCGCAATTCGCCCTTGCGAACCTCCGACGCCTGGTCGAGAGTGCCTGTGTTTCTTTTCATGAAAGCTCTCCTTACGAAATCACCACCGGCTCTTTGGCTTTTTCCGCGGCCATTTCCCGGTACACTGCAATCCGAATCGAGCGCAACGCCCGCGCCAGCTCCTGGTGGGCTACTTCCTCCGCGTTATCTGCGGTCCAACTCCCCGCCCGTTGGGTCATGGAACCCAGGTACTCTGCAACGAACCGCTCCGACTCCTGCCCGGGCTCGGCGGTCGAGCGCATTTCCCTCTGCGCCGAAGCCCCCCACATCTCCCGCGCGGCAAAGAAAATGGGCCCGAAGCACTGGGTTAAGGCCCGGGTATCGCGGGGTTCCCGGCTCAAAACCCGCTGGAAAGCATCCCGAAATGGACGGGAATAGGCTCTTGCCAAAGCCCCTTCGGCCGGATCCGCGGGAACAACTCCATTTCCGGCTCCGTCCTGGTGGGTTGGGTCGATCGGAGTGCCCACCAACGTCATATTGACCGGCATCCAGTACTCTTCTGCCCACGGTTCATCAATCGGAGCGAGCTTTTCAAATCCTCGGATGTCGTTGGTGTTCAGGTACGCCCATTGACGACCGGAGGCATAGAACTTCTCGCGGGTCGCGGCGTCCGGACGCCTCATTTCCGTCAAATCGAAGTCCACGAAAAAGTTGTTCTTCGGAACCCTACCGATCCCTTTGTGCGGGAACAGCTTCCGCTTCCACTCCTGCTTGATCTGGGTCATCCAGGGGTCGAAGCACAGATCTATAAGTTCCTGGTTTTCCTGTTCCGAGCTTCCCCGCGTTTTTGTTGAGGTGTCGCCAACCAAACGAACCGGGAGATGTAAAAGTGTGGCGATTTCCGTCCGGATGTAGGATCGGGTCTCGATCGTTTGGGCCTCCTGGGCATTGTGGGACATCGGGGTGAACTTGAAGCCCGGCGGCATCACCGCTACCCCGTGGGAGTTTTCCCCGCCTTGTGCTTCTCTCCAGGAACGCTTGGCGTTTTCCTTCTCCGGCTCTTTCATGTTCACCGGAAGTTCCAGAATCCCGCCGGGCTTGGCAAAATTCGCAAAGTATTTCGCGCCGAATTTCTCCGTCGCCAATGCCAGGCCCAGGGTCTGACGGGCCAACCAAACCGTAGACTGCCCCAACCTTCCGTCGAGCGCCAGCCCCGGAACATGCAGCATATCTTCCAGGGGGATGAAACGTTGGGCCCGGGATTTACGGGCGTCCACACTCGATCCGTCCTGGTCTTCCATTCCATCGGTGGTCTGGAAGCACAATCGTCCCGCGGGAATGGTCACCGGAAACGGTCTCCAGGGCGCCGGGTCCAGGGTGACGCTGGAGGTCAACCGGATGGGCCGGGTCTTCGAGGGGTTCCGCGGCCACAACCCCACTGGTAAGTTGCCGGCGTCCCGCTGAATCTCGGCATACCCGTTTCCCCACACCAGGCAGTGGCAGAGGAACGCTTTGAGCATCGTCATCCGCGACATTTCGTCATTGGGTTCCGAGTGGATCAGATCGTAGCTGTCGTGCTCGTAAGCCACCCGATGGGCAGTTCTACCGTTGGGGGAGACCTGACGCTCGTACACATGCACCGGCAGGGAAGCGATTTTCCCTGCGATCAGATCCACGCCCGACAGCAGGGTGATGACCTGTAACGCCGTGAGTTCCGAAACCCGAATTCCGCTGTCGGTCCTGCCGCCGTTGAAAATATCCAGCAGCCATTCCGCCGGAAACGAGAGCGGAGTCTGCGGATTCTCCAAACTGGACCGCTGCTTCTCCCGTTCTGCAGCGAGCAGTTTTCCTTCGCTCGCACAGAGGTCCGTAAAGATTCCAGTCTGGAGTGACATCGGTTTTTAGGACGCGAAAACGGAACGCTGCACGAACGGTGTTATCTCGAAGGCGGCCCGCCGGACCAGGAGCTGCACGGCACGCTCCCCAAATCCCAAGCGCTTCAGGAACTCCGGGTATCCCCAGCGGAGAAAGACTTCCATGTCGGTGTTCAACTGCCAGGCAAGCAGGCTCGTTTTCATCACCAGACCTCAATAGCCTTTGACGACAGGTCAGGCAGGTACTTAAGCGCCTGCGTCAAACCGGTGACCACCGCCTGAATTCCGTCAATCCGCTTGGAGCTTTTTAAGCGCCGCGGCTTCACCGGCATACAGTTGTCCCGGTCGTCGTACTTCAACTGAAGACACGAGGCCATCCAGTTCATCACCGGGTGATTTCCATGCCGGATCGACCCTTCACCGTAGGATTCCAGGAGCCACTTGGTTGCAGCGCTCAGCGAAAGAATCTGCTGTCCGACCTCGGATACCGTGACCCCTTCCCGCTCCAATTCCATGGCCGCGTTGTCGAAGTGTGCCCGGTCGTAGGGAACTTCGGCCAGGTTGAAACGGGTCGCAGCCCACCGGATCTTCTCCAGAATCAGGTTCGTGTCGATCGCCCCTCCAGGGGTTCGTTCGATGAACTTCTGGTCCATCCACGCCGCGATCGGCACACGACAACTCCGCTCCAGGTCCGGAACCCGGTCGTTCGGAATCCAGAAAAATGGAAGAAGGGTCCAGAACTCACCCCCCACGAAAGGCGGGAAGATCAGCACCAGCGCCGTGAAATCGCTTCGCCATGAAGCGTCCACCCCCGCGTAACAGGTCTGCCGCTCCAGGCTCCATTCACTAATCAACCGCTCCACGTCGAACTCATCCCACTTCGCGATGTCCGGCCGGCCGCCGAAATCCTGCCACTTCTGCATGTCGATGACCGGGTCCTCAAACGCCTTCGTGGGGACGTTCAGATTAAAGCGCCAGTACTTCGATTTTTCCTGGGGGGTAGCAAGAGCGTTCTGCAGCTCTTCCACGATGGCGTCGTCCTTCAGGAATCCGCCGAGGTCTTCATGCGAGGGATTGGGGGCTACCCGCGCCGCCCGAGATTTCCAGTACTCCGGGTCGGACACCATTCGCTTGAGGTCCGGCTCCCAAATCGCAACGTACAGGGAGTCCATCCTGAGCGATCCGTCCATCACGCGTTTCGCCCGTTCGTACTCCTCCAACCACAGGGGAGATTCGTACTCCGCCCCGGCTGTCGTGATGACTATGTCCAGGGGTTCTTTCCTGGCCATCTGCCCCTTGGTCATGGCAGTTCGGAGAGCTTCGCACTTGATGGTCTTCCACTTGTGCAGCTCATCCCGAATCGACAAGCTGGGCCCAACGCCGTCCTGCAAATCCCCATCAGCCGAGAGAACCTGGTACTTCCCGCGTAGGTCCCTACGAAGTACGTGCTTGGAACTGGGAAGCACCTTGAGCGCGCGCTTCAGATCGTCGTTGGCGTTTACGAGCTGCTGGGCGGAATCAAACACGAGTGCGGCTTGTCCCTTCGAAGCCGCCCCGCCGTACACCAGCGGGTTGGGTTCGTCGTCGATTTCCATCAGCATGTGGTAGAGCGGAAGTCCACCCACAAGAAACGACTTGCCATTTTTCTTCGCTACCGAAATGAACGCGCGCCGGTACCGCCTGAGCCCCGTCTCCTGATTGACGGTCCCGTAGATTTCCCGCAACACCTTTCTCTGCCATTCGAGCAACCGGTACCCCAGGGGAGGGTAGAGAACCAGTTCAAAGAACCGCTCCACCTTGCACCCGCGACACTGCCATTTCGCGCTTGATCGAAGCTCACACCAGGTCTCGGCATTGCAGTAAGCGCACTTTTCGGGCTTGTACTCAGGCACGTTTCCGGGCTTCGAATTCGCCCAGCTCCTGGTGAAGCTGATCGATAATCCGCTGAGCCCGGCGTCCTTCCGTGGATTTCGCGATCTCGACCAGCGCCGCGGCCTTTCGTTTCCGGCCGCCCAACGCTTTTCGAAATTCCCGGGCCCGTTTGCGAAACTGCCGGCGGATTTCCTCCAGGAGCGCGGCCTGGTCGCAGTACTGCCGACCATCCCAGGAGACGGCTACAGAGCCGCCGGAAACAGTCTCCACCAGGCGTCTACGGGCACCGCGCAGCATCCTTCGACGGTTCAACTCCAGGCCCATTTTGCCCAGATTCAACACCTCACCGGAGAGCGGAGAGAAGCGGAAGGATTTCTGCTCGCTCATGCGATTTTGTTCTCCAGTCCGTCTACCGGAACCGGACCAGCGGGAATGGTAACCAGTCCCTCCAGCCGCATACTCGAAACCGGGGTCAGCCCGAACTGCAACTCCGCCCGGCCGATCCGCGCCGCGATTGCGCTGATGGTCGATTGCAACCGCCGGCCTTCCGGGGTCTGCTCAAAATCCGTCCGCGCATCCCCGCGAAGCTGTCGGCCCTCAGCCTTCGCCTGGCGCTTCCACTGACCATACAGCCGCTTCTTGCCTTTCTTCAGCCCCTGAAGTTCCGAAACGTCCTCACAGAGCCGCCGCAACGCAAACCCGTCAACCGGCCGCAAATACGCCATCGGAGCCAATCTCTCGGCGTAAGCATCCCACGCTTGCCGTTCTGCAGCGGATAGACCGGCAGGACGATCCGGCATCCCTGGAGCGGATTTGGGGCCAGGAACTGGTAACGGACGATGGGCGCGGCTCCCCTCCAATACGCGAAGTTCTGCGGATTTTGGGGTTGGACCACGCTGACCCATCTATCACCGCGCCTTGCTCTTTCCGGAACCTTTGCAGGCCGGACAGGTGCGATCGGCGGCATCCGAACGGAACTCCACGAAGCCACTGCCGCCGCACGCCGAGCAGTTCAGTTGTGTCGAAGCCGCCGCGGCCTTCCGCCGGGCTTCGGCTTCCGCCAGGAACACTCCACCCCACGCAATTGCGCCGGCGTCATCGTCGCCGTCTTCCGGAATGTGGCCTCCCAGCTTCGCGATGAGTTTCAGCGCGTGCTCGACCACGTGGCCGGCGCGCTCGATCTGGTACGCCTTGTCATCCAGACCTTGACGCCAGTTGTCGCGGCCGTGCGTCTCTTCGCCGTGCTTGAACCGCGCCGCGAGCGCCCGCATTCCGAAGTACGGGAGCAAATGCATTCCAATACTTCGCGAGCTACTCGCCCCACATGCGTGGGTGATCTTGTCTTCGGCTTCTGCTGCCGGCTGTTGGGAAGTTCCGGAATTCACTTCAAAAACCTGGGATTTTTCGCGCGGGGG